GGCTTTTTTGAGGTCTTCTAAGCCATTCTTATGTGAGTATCTACTTACATACTTGATGACATTGCCGATGCAGTAAGCCTGGAAGTGGTCGCTTCCCAACTTAGCCCTGATGTAATCGATGGTTTCGATGCCACCTGTTGTGTAGTGTTTGGGTTGGTTTACTGGATCACTCATTTTCTGCTTCCATGTCAAAAAACTCATCAAACTGTTCCCAAATAGCCATTTCAATCCTATCTAGTATTTGTTCTTTTGTTGGGGTTTCTGTGTGTTTGTGGGCACGTTCCCAGCCAACATGAAGTGCTGTTGTGATGCACTGATCTAGTATGACGGTGAATTTAGGTTTCATTTGTTCTCCTCTGGCGGTGAGCAAGTGTGAACATCCCAAGCATTCTTCCCTGCCCTTTTGCCGCACCTTGGGCAGAAGTTGCGCTCCTCTGGTGGCTGTGCCAAGACTTCTTTGATGACTTTGCATACATCCGAATTTCCTTGACCAAAGTTTTCCAACGCCTCAAGCGCCAGCTTCAGGGCTTCACGTTCTGTCATATTCAACTCCAAAGTGCTTCCTGATCAAGTCGGCAGACTTGTACGGCTCTGCCGTATCTGCAATGTCAGCACATTGTTTTGCAATCAACTTTGCAAAGTGTTCAAGTAGAGATATTCCAAAAGCATCATCATGAAACCTATCACACACAAATCTATCTAAACCAGATTGATTAGCCATTTGCATAATATCTGCTTTCATGATCGATTCCAACTTGTTTTGACTCCACTCTTGCGGTAGAAGTTGATCAGATAGTCAATGAGTTGAACATAGGTGAAAACCACACCTGTCTCACTCTCCACCTGTCTCTTGATGGCATCAATGTTGTCATTGATACTTACCGTGATCCTTTTCTTACTCATTGTCATCAATCCTTGTCAAAACAAACATGAAACATACAAATGCCCCAACAACAGCAAAAATGCACAAAACAATTGCCAGAAAGATAAATAGTGCTTCAATCACAATTGCTTCTCCACAATAGACCATTCACGCTCTTTGCGTTTGGCGTTGGACATAGCAAAGCCGCCTGTGAGCATCACAAGACCAATCTTTTGCATCTCTGGAAGTCTCCTGGCTACTTGAGAAGAATCAAGCCCAGTCTTGTTTGCAATCCCATCTTTACCCATCGGGCCATATTTGGCTAGGGCAAAGTGAATCTTTGCAAAGTGTTTGTCAGCCAATTCTTGCGCTTGTTCAGCCGCATCATGGCTAGTTTGAGGATCAGTCTTGCGTGACCGAAAGAAATTAAAAACCATCATCATCAACTCCTATTAAATTGTGGGCTACTTGCTTACGCTTTCACCCATGAACATCAGAACGGAACGTCTTCTTGATCAATTTCCTCTTTAGTCTTTCCATGACCATAAGGAATGGTTTTTTTCTCTTGCAACGGCTCTTTGGGGTTCATTGCCAAAGACATGAACTTGCCACTCTTGCCTTCCTTGATCCATGCTGACAGCCAGTAATCCTTGCCGCCAACAGTGATGTTCCCCTTGTAATCGGGGTGTTTTGGTTCTTCCTTCTTGTCGTTCTTAAAAAGAACTCCAGAATTGTCACGCTTTTCTTCCATGTCAAATTTCCTTTAGTTTGTCTAATTTCTCTTCAAGTTCAGCCAAGAACTTGATCACCTCTTTTTCGAGTTCTGCAATGAGTTCATCATCGCGCTCGACACGCCTAACGAACAGTCTTAGGTGTTCCGGCATCCGTGAATCGTAACTCACAAAGTCGCACCATTTCCTGCCTGTGCATCCAAGTTGCCACTGTATTTGCGTTATGTAGTCACCAGGAACTTTCTTGGTGATCAATGTCTCCAAATGCGTATGGCTCATTGGATTCTTGATTTCCACCTGTCCATCCTTGTCCACAAGCCCATCAGGGCTGGCAGAGGACATCGGAATAGACGGATGATCAAACGATCCACATTGATCCACAAGAACATTTGCATGGGCCTCGTATGCCGCCCTAGCAAACTGCTCCTGTTCAATCCCACGCTCCATTGCTGGATTGGTGTATGACTCAGTTGGTTCGCCTGTAATACGCTCAATGAGCAACTGTGTCATGTACTTTGCGCGTGAGGTCGAATAGCCCGATTTCGTCTTGGCAATGACATCAGCTACTCTGGATGCCGTTACCTTGCCCAAACGGGCTTTAAACCACTCTGGTGAGCCTTGTTCCATGTCGTCCTCAGATCGGTTTGATGTTGATTGAAGGACGAGGCCACAAAGGAAGGGATGTCTTGAATGCACCCATCTTTTTGAAGTCTTCCTCGGTGTAAAGGGTGTTGATCAACTCATCGTAGGTCAAACCCTCCAAATCCATGCCTGGAGCAACAAAGTAGCTAGGCATTGAGTAGTGCGGCAGAAAAACAATGTTGCCTTTCTTGTAGACCGTTTGCATGACAGTGCGTTCTCTATCCATTTCAGCCTCCAATCTTCTTCTTCATTGCGTCTTTTGCGGCAATGATTCGTTTTTGAGCATTCTCATCGGTCTTGCACTCTTTGAGAGCCATTCCATAGTTGATTTTCAGGTCTTCCAGGCTTGTTGCTTCCTCAATGAAGGCCACCAAGTCAGTGACTTTGGACTCTGGCAACTTGAACTCAGGTTCAGAACCGCCCGTTGTAGCGTCTAGCGCATCATGCTCAACAATGTGAAGTACCTGCACCCACAGATAACGCGAAATGTAGGTCTGGACTGCGCCCAGGTTTTGCACAGGATGACAGCCCTTTAGAGAGGCTTCTGACATGGGACTGCTGAAGACCACAATTTCATCGGGCTTGTCCACATTGACCACGATGAATTCAGCAATGTCTTTGCCGAATCGAATGATCGATGTAAGGCCAACTTCATTGAAGATTTCCAAAGCTGGAATCACAAAGTCAGACAGCTCGAAATAAGCATATCCAGCAAACTTGTTTAGGCCCGACTTCTTGAGCGCCTTTTTGTGAAACTCGGCACGAGCCTCGTTCAATTTTTGATAAACATTCATTGTCAACTCCTGTTAAAAATCATGCGGCTTTGTTAGCCTCGTTTTGAATCCATTGTTGCAAGCAATAAACGCTGTCATTCATGTTGGCGATTTCTTCCTGATAGCCTATCCAGCGTTTGTTCAAGCACATCAAGTGCAGTGACTCCAACCGCTTCCTCATGTCGAGAATCATCTCGCTGTAATCCCCGACTGGGAACTTTTCCTGTGACATCTTTGAATCTCCTTGAAATGTCGGTTTGTGCAGAATTTGTATATACAAAGTTTGGATCAGTGATCCGCAGACTTGGGTAGCAAACCCTTGCTGTTGATGATGGACTCAACGATTTCAGATTGCGTGTCATCGTCAAAGTCTTTGAGTTTGAGGAAGTGGCTTTCTCCACAGCATGAGTCTTTGCTTCCTCGAGGGTGACAGCAGAACATACAGAATTGGTCATCACTGTGTTCCTCCAAAAGAGCGTCCAAGTTCGTCTTGATCCTCATCTTCAGTCCTCCGATTGATCATTTGTTCAACACGTTCACGATAGTCTCGCAAGTAATCGATGCGCTCATCACCCTGGTCTACCCAGTGAGTCCGAACTTCATCGTAGACCCGCAATTCTGCCACTCGCAGGGCTTTGAGTTCAATGCGGGATTTCACCAATTGCATCACGCCGCGCCAATCAGAGTTGCGAACTGCTTCAGCCAATGCTGGACAATCACAGATGGCATCAGCAATGTCTCGTGCGTCCATCTCTTGCATGAATGCCCACTTCTCAAATTCAAGTTCTTCTGCTTCTGTTTTCATAGCAGTTCACTCCCCCATGCTTTGCCATCTTCCTTGTATGCTTGGGCATTGTTGCTCATATCCTCAACAATGATCCGCTGTGCTTCAATAATGTCTTCTTTGCTGAGTTCGGACATTTGGATTTGATGCACGACATGACGACCATCATCGAACTCAATGCAGAAATCGTATGTGTCGTTGTACTCTACAGTGACATTGTTCACTTCGATCTTTGCGTTTGATGTTGCCGCAAAGTAGCCTGGGTCGGCTTGTGCTGAATACTCGTATATTTCCATTTTGCGCCTTTCTTTGTTGAACACCTGTTTGGTGTGAGAAGAATTCTGCCACGATCATTTGCGGTGAATATAGGGACTTTCCCTAGTTTTTTTGCGGTGATTAGCAAGTATGATGTTTTTTCCACTAACACAAATAGGAGTTGAAATTGAAACTTTCTGAATCACACTACACGATCCTTAGGAAACTAAACCATCGTGAATTGACTGTCAAGGGTCTGACCTTGAACAACGTGACTGGTCAAGCTGATATCCACATCCAACGCTGGCTTGATGATCTTCAGCGGCTTGGCTACGCAGTCAACATTGGTGAAGTGTGGCATATTACCAACGCTGGTCGTCAAGAACACAAGAACAAGAAAGAAAAGTTAAAACAGGTAACTTCTGCTAAAAACAAAGTTAGTATTTATGAACTTGGAAACTATGAAGGGTTTGACAAGAAAATGGCTTATCGTCCTGGCTGTTTTGACTTTTTCAAATGTCCAAGCCTGATTTTTGAAGAGAGGGTTTACAGAAAGAATCGACTGGTATAAGATTCGCACCGTTGTCGTGAGAAGCAACTGTAAAAGCCGTTTGATTGAGTATCTTTTGCTTTATCCAATAAGCGTAACAAATTATTGGATAGGGTTCTCACCGAAAGATGCTCGCTCAAGCGGCTTTTTTGTTTTCTGCTCGACATCCGTACTCCGCACGTAGTAAGCACCCAGTCCTGGTGGCGCGGAAGAGAAGGGATACCGCTCATGACCCCGGCGGTGTGGCGTTCCTCAGCGACCACGAAAACGAGCAAACATACTGACTTTCAGCGTTTGGCCCACGACACGGGCGCTCGACAATCGAATGAGGCGTTCAGCGAGTAGCAGACCTTTTTTACTTGTTGATAGGTGTGGATAAGAATAGGCGTTAGACTTAGGTTGGCTAAAGGCTCTCAGACTGGTACAGGTCAGGAGTCTCGGGGTCACCTATTCCTGAATGAAAAAATGAATGACAAGGTGAATGACAAATGAATGATAAAAAACAAGAGCTGACAGAAGAAAATTGGAATGAGATCGTTGATTTCTCAGAAGACTTACTCGATTCTTTTGATGGAAAGCCAACCTACCAAGTCGTTCATGCCATTGAGTTAGTCTATGCTTATCTAGGGGTAACTACCAATATACATATCCATGCAATGCTCAATAACATCATGGCTCACTACAAAAACTTCCGCAAGGAACTGGAGTCAGAATGAGAAAGATTTTTTCCTTACTTTTGATGGTCTGCTCTCCAGCGTTTGCTGGAATCTTTGCAGTGGGCCAGACCGAAACAGGGATTGTTGTCTTGACCGATGTGCATTGTGAGAGCAAAAAATCCTATGTGGCTTACACGGTTAACAAGAAAAACGAAACGAATTTTGGCTGTTGGCTTGCTGATGATGTGATGGTTCATGTCTTTTGGGATCAAACAGTGATCAAAAGTTACCCTCACAACATTTTCAAACTGATGCCAGAAAAAAAGGACAAAGGTTCATTTGATAGGAGTTGACATGATGGATGCGTTTGAGAGATTTTGGCAAGCATGGCCTACTAGCCCCAGGAAGGGCGGCAAGAGTCAATGCAGGGCTAAGTGGGACAAGTTGAAGTTGGATATCCAGATCGAGGATATCTTGGCTCATCTTGAATACATGAAGAAATCAGACCAGTGGATGAAGCCAAACGGGGCTTTCATACCTGCACCATTGGTGTATCTAAACCAAATGCGCTGGGATGGTTTCGAGTTGCCTGTAACGGCACAAGCCATCGATGCAGTTCAGGAAGTCAAAGAACGGCTATCACAGGGAACTGCCATGCCTGATCACATTCGTGAGAGGCTCAAATCAATTCGCAACAAAACAATGCAAGGGATGGCATGAATGAGTTGGCTCTTTTCGCAGGCGCTGGTGGAGGAATACTTGGAGGCAAACTGCTTGGATGGCGAACAGTTTGTGCAGTCGAGTGGGAACCCTATCCAGCAAGCGTATTGTGCGCCCGACAAAATGACGGTCTTCTCCCGCCTTTCCCGATTTGGGATGACGTACAAACCTTTGACGGACATCCCTGGAGAGGACTTGTCGATGTCGTCAGTGGTGGCTTTCCATGTCAAGACATTAGTGCAGCAGGAAAAGGCGCAGGAATTGACGGAGAGCGATCAGGAATGTGGAGAGAAATGGCGCGGATCATTCACGAAGTACGACCACGATATGCGTTTGTGGAGAACTCACCAATGCTCACTTCTAGGGGACTTGGAACCGTTCTCGGAGACTTGGCCTCAATGGGGTTTAATGCGAAATGGGGAGTGTTGGGAGCAAACGCAGTTGGCGCACCCCATCAAAGAGAGCGCATTTGGATTTACGGTTCCCACCCCAGTAGCCAGCGATGGAACAACAGGGTCGCTGATTGGCAAGAACGACAGCTTTTACGAGACAAGAACTGGGATGCCGCGGAAAGTAAATCAGAACGGGAAGGATGGTTCAGTTGGGTTGGGCAGGTTGGTTCAGATGTGGCCGACACCAGACGCGAATTGCGGTCAACGGGGAACACAGCCAAACTGGACACCGAAAAGGAAATCTGGTCAACCAGCGCAATACACAATCAACCAGGCGGTGAGGGACAGAATGTTTCCAACGCCGACAGCGCACAACGCCAAGGAATGTGCATCACCGAGCGAGTACAACAGGAACACGCCAACATTAGCAACCCATGCTGGTGGGAAGCTGAACCCGATGTGGGTCGAATGGCTGATGGGGTGGCCGCTGGCTTGGACAGACTTAAAGCCATTGGAAACGGACAAGTTCCACTCTGTGCCGCAACCGCCTTCAGAATCTTATCTTCCTCTTTTTGAAAGTGAAACATGAACTTTGAACAACTTGAACACAACGTCATTCAGTGGGCTAAAGATCGTCAGATCATTCCCAACAGTAACCCATTGAGCCAGGGCATCAAGACCTTGGAAGAAGTCACCGAGTTGCTGGCGGCTTTGAATCGACTTGACAAAGACGAGGCAATGGATGCCTATGGTGATGTGATGGTGACACTTATCATCGGCTCATATTTGGCGGGTATGAATCTCACTGATTGTTTGCAGT